CATGACCAACCCCGCCCCGCGTCGCTGCGCCGCAGCAACGCCCGCCACCCTCCCGGCAGACCCCGTGGCGCACAGCATCGTCACGGCATGTGAAGCCGCGGGTCCGTTCGACGCGCGCGCAGCAAGGCGCGCGCTACGTCGAGCCGGGCGGCCAGCACCTCCGCCGCGCCAGGCTGGCGCAACAGCGGCGCCAGCATCGCCTCCAGCACCGCCAGAAACGCCGCGGAATCAGGCGAGCGCGAGGCGGCAAGCGCCAAGGCCCAAGCGGTGAGCAGCGTGTCCACCTCCCGCTGCGCGGCCGCAGGCAAGGGTCTCGGCCGGTCGGTCCTGCGTGCCATGGAGCCCTCCGTCCCGTGGATGGGCGTTCATCGTCCGTTCTCGGGAGCGGAAATGCAACGAGGAATTGAGGCATGAGCGACGCGAGCGACTCGCCAGAAACAGCCGCGCTCAGCGTCCGCGACGTGGTGCGGAAGCTCGGCGGCTATCAGCGCGTCGCCGACCTGTTCGGCGTCGGCTACACGGCCGTCTGCAACTGGTGCGCGGCCGATGCCGTGCCGGCGCGGCACGAGCTGCGTATGTGGCGCCTCGCCCAGGAGGCGGGCCTGCCCTGGCGCCCGCCGGGCAGCGACGGCCTGGCACTGCCCCCCGCCCCCACTGACACGACGCGAGACGCCGCATGATGCGCATCGGACCCGGTCGGGCCGCGAGCCTCGAGATTGTGCCGGTCCGCGGCCAGGACACCGGCGCCGTGGTGGAGCTGATATTCAACGCCCGCGGCCAGGTGGTGCAGCTCGGGCTCAAGCGGCGGGCGCATGACGGCGAGACCGGCGAGGAGCGGGCCGCGCGCGAGCTCGCGCAGCTCGTAGCCGAGCGGCTGCCGCGCACCAGCACCCTGGCCGAGCTGCAGCGGCGGGCCGAGGCGGTGCTGGACTTCGTCGAGCAGCTGGTCGCGCTCGAGGAGATGCGCTCGGCCGAGGCGCGGCGCGTGCTGGCCGGAGATGCGGCATGAGCGCCCGGCCCCGGCCGGCCCTTGGCCTGTCTGCCCGGCACCCCGAGCCGCGCGCGCAGCGCCGCGCGCTCGCCCCCAGCCCCAGGGCGAGGAGGCAAGCATTCGGCGCAAGGCCTGGCCTGGTTGGGCGTGGCGGCGGCGGGGTGCTGGAAAAGCTCAATGATCTCAACGGCGTCACGCCATGTCACGCGGTGTTCGGCGGGGGCATTACGCGCAAGCCTTTGATCGGGTTGGGAAATCGCGGTTTGTCATGCGTGTCATGGTTTGAGCCCCTACACGCGCGCGCGCGCGCGCCTGCGCGCGAGAAATCCATGACAGGCATGACAGAGGGGGAAAATCTATCTAGATCAGAGGGTTCCCTGTCATGCGGGCGCCAAGCGGGGCATGACAGGCATGACGCCGTTGAAATCGCGGGTTTTTCCGCGTGACGGCGGGCGGGGGCGCGGTGACGGGCGGCGGTGACGCTCCGGCGCGGTCGCCGGGCGCGATCCGGCAGGCGCGCTACCGCGAGCGGCGGCGCGAGGCGGCCCGGTTGACCGAGGAGCTGGCGCGGCAGGGCCGCGAGGAGGCGCGCCAGGCCGGCTTGCCGCTCGCGCCGGTGACCGAGCAGGAGGACGCGCCGCCCGAGCCGATCGCCAATGGCCGGCCGGCGGGCAGCGTGGCGCGCTCCACCGCCGAGTGGCAGCGCTACATGCTCACCCGCTACCGCTCGCCGCTGGTGGTGCTGGCGGAGACCTATTCGCGCCCGCTCGCTGACCTGGCCGAGGAGCTCGGCTGCACGAAGCTCGAAGCCTTCGACCGCCAGCTCCGGGCGGCGGCGGACCTGGCGCCATACCTGCACTCGAAGATGCCGGTGGCGATGCAGGTGGACAGCGCGCCGATGGTGCCGGTCGTGCTGTCCGTTTCGCCCGAGATGGCCGCGCGGATGGGCGTTGCGGGAACCGCGCAGGATCAAGGGGTTAGCGGAGGCGGCACACCATGAGTTGGACGTCGGACAGTTGGACGCGGCCGCGCAATGCCAGCGTGGACAAGGGGTTGCTTCACGCGCGGCCGGTGATTGCGGATCAGCGTGGCGCCGCTCGCGCTGCCGGTGCCGCTCGCGCCGCTGGCGCGGCGGAGGGGGCACCCCCCCTGACCCCCACCCCCCCGCCGGCCGCCGCGCCCGCCCGGCCCGCCCCTGCGCGCGGAGACCATGGACGTTCGGAGAACCTGGCCCAGGGGGGCGGAGGGGAAAAAGGACAGGTCGCCCCCGGGGCAGGGGATCGCCGCCGGCGGGGCGTTTCGCCGTTCACGCCGGTCGAGGATCAGGTGCTCCTGGCCGGCAAGGCGGCCGGGCAGACCTATGCGCAGATCGCCGCGGTCCTGCAGCGCTTCACGCGCGACCAGGTGGCCAATCGCGGCTGGCACCTGCTCAGGAACGGGAGCGGCGTCAACCGGCGATCCCGCGCCGGGCAGGAATCTCAGCCGGCGCCAGAGCGCGCGCCGCCCGCCGGCACCCGCCTCTGCCTCGGCTGCCGCAAACCTTTCTGGCCCGACCACCGCGGCAATTTCGTCTGCACCGCCTGCAAGTCCAACCTCGCCTGGAAGCTCGGCGCATGAGCCGCGCCCCGCTGGTGGACATCAAGACCATCGCCGCCATGCTCGCCGCGCGAGCCGAGCAACTCTGCGCGGAGATCCTGCCGGCCGGCCGCCGCGACGGGCTGGAATGGCGCGTTGGCAGCGTCGCGGGCGAGCCCGGCCAGAGCCTCGGCGTGCATCTCCGAGGGCCCAAGGCGGGGGTGTGGAAGGACTTCGCCAGCGGCGATCCGCGCCACCAGGGCGACGCGCTGGACCTCGTCGCAATGGTGCTCTTCGGCGGCGACAAGGCGGAGGCGCTGCGCTGGTCGCGCCGCTTCCTCGGGCTCGACACCGGCGGCGCCGACTTCCGCATCGTGCAGGCGACCCGGCCCGAGAGCCTGCAGCGCGCCGAGCGCGACGCGGAGGGCAAGCGGCAGAAGGCGCTGGCGCTCTACCTGGCCGGAACGCCGCTCGACGGCACCGACCCGGCAAGCCTCTACCTCGCCACGCGCGGCCTGGCGCTGGCGCAGTTCCCGCGCATTCCGCGCGCGCTGCGCTTCGTGCCGGCATGCTGGTGCGCCGAGGTGTCGCGGCCGCTGCCCGCCATGGTCGCGGCCATCATGCGCCGCGGCAGGCATGTGGCGACGCACCGGACCTATCTCGCGCAGCAGCGCGGGGTGTGGGGAAAGGCGCCGCTCAACGCGCCGAAGAAAGTGCTGGGGCAGTTCAGCGGCGGCTTCATCCCGCTCTGGCGCGGCGCCAGCAACAGGCCGATCGCCGAGGCCGTCTCCGGCGAGCTGACCGCGATCGCCGAAGGCATCGAGGACGCGCTGACCATCGCGCTGCACGAGCCGCAGATGCGCGTGCTGGCCGCGGTCAGCATCGGCAATTTCGCCGACATCGTGCTGCCCGAGGCCTGCGACGACGTGCTGCTGGTGTTCGACCGCGATGGCGAGAACCCGCAGGCGCGCCAGGCGCGCATCAAGGCGGTGCGCGTGCTGATGGAGCAGGGCCGCAGCGTGCGCGAGGCCCGGCCGCCCGAGGGCTTCAAGGACTTCAACGACTGGCACCAGGCCGAGGTGCGGGCGCAGCAGGGGAGAGGAGCCGCATGAGCGGAAATGCCATGAACACGATCAGCAATGGGATCATGCCCGTCCGCTTCGCGCGCCACGCTGGCATGGAGCACAGCTTCAGAGCCACCGCGCTGCCTGAGGCCGAACTGCCCGAATGGGTGCAAGGCCGCACGCGCCGCGAAGCCGAGATCCTGCGTGCCATGCTCGCCGTGCAGGACGAGCATGGCGGCCGGCTGATGTCGTGCTCGCGCGCGCATTTGCGCGCGTCGGGCAAGACCATGCACGACCTGTTCTATGCCGGGCTGGTGAACGGCGCCGGCTCGCCCGATGCGCGCGGCATGGGCAACACCCCGGAGAGCTCCTGGTGGTGGCTGACGGAGCGGGGCGAGCAGATCGCGCGGGCGATCCCTGGCCGACGCAAGGCGGCGCCATGACCGACACCGCATCGTGGCCCGATCCGGAGCGCCCCGGCGTGCCCCTCAACCCAGAGCGCGATGGGTGGCATTGGCTGATATTTGCCAACGGCGAGCGTGTTTGCTGCTGGTGGCAATCCGCGACCAACGGATGGAACTCGTCAGACGCTCCATCAGCGGTATGCGATTATCCGCCCGAAGAAGCCGCGCAAGATCATGTCGGGTGCGAGCCGTGCCTGCTGCCCTCCGAGGTTGCCGTGCGGGAAGCGGCGGCGGCGCAGGAGATGCGGGAGGCGTGTGTTGCGGAATGCCAGCGCAGAGCCAACACCGCTCCACCTATCGGAGATGATTGGGGCCATTCCCCCGCCGAAGCGGCGCGACTGGCGAAACTGACAGCCGCCCTCCCGCTCCCCGTTCCCGGCGCGCTGGACCGCGCGCTCGCCGAGGCGGAACGTCGCGGGATGGAGCGCGAACGCGCCAGATATGCGGGCCTGATGACTGCGCTCGCTGGCCTCATGTGCGGAGAGGATTGGAACCACGGCACGCATGCGCAGCGCCACGGCTACCGGAAGGCAGTCACTGACGCCTACGCCGCGACAACCGATCCCGCAGCAGGGCGCGCATCGCCCATCGAGACCGCCCTCGCCATCCTCGGCGCGCTGCGCGAGGCGGGCTACGGCGTAGTACCGGCCGAGCCGAGCGAGGCGCCATGGAAAACGGCCGAGGTGCGGGCGCAGCAGGGGAGGGGCGCGGCGTGATCACCAGGCTCCCCGCAGCATGAGCGACAACCCCAAGATCACGCAGATCGGGCAGCGGCTGCGCAACGCGCCGGCGTCCAGAATGACGGCAGGCGGCGGCTACCTGCCCGACGATTGCCCGATCACGCCGCTCGGCAAGAACGGGCTGATGCTCCACCTTCTGGACAGCGCGCAATCCTATGTGCAGATCGAATGCCGCGCGCTGTCGAAGAACACGATCGCCGGCCTGTTCGGGCGCATGTCGCCCTATCTGCTCACGCAGCGCGCCTGGGCCAAGGCGTTCGACGAGAAGACCCAGAAGCCGAAAAGCTGGGCGCCGGACAAGGTGGCCGAGGCCATCATGCAGGCCTGCGATGAGGAAGGCCCCTTCGCCGGGCCGGAATGCCTCCGCGGCAATGGCGCCTGGCTGGGCCAGGACAACGCCCTGCTGGTCCATCTCGGCAATGTCATCCTGAACGGCAAGGTCACCGAGCGGCCGGGCAAGCGTGACCAGCACATCTATGTCCGCCGCCCGGCCCGCACGCCGCCGGCCCGCGAACGCCAGCCGGCCGGCCCCGATGGCCCGGCCGCCGAGCTCGAAAGGCTGCTGCGCTGCTGGAACTGGCGCCGCCCCGAGCTCGATCCGCGCCTGGTCGTCGGCGCGGTCTGCGCGGCGTGGCTATGCGGCGCGCTCGAGGCGCGACCGCAGGTCTGGTTCACCGGCGAGCGCGGCTGCGGCAAGTCCACGCTCGTCAAGCGCCTCCTCGCCCAACTGCTGCACGAAGGCGAAAGCTGCATCGTCACGGATGATCCGACGCCCGCCGGCATCCGCGCGCGGATGCAGCAGGACGCCATCGCACTGTTCTACGACGAGGCCGAGCCGTCCGAGGACAACACCAAGCTCAACAGCGTCATTGACCTTGCGCGCTCCGCCTTCACCGGCGGCAGCAGCCTGCGATCCACCGAGAACCACGGCACCGTCATGCATGCCATCCGCTTCAGCGGATTCTATTCGTCCATCCTGCGGCCGAGCTTCAAGACGGCAGACCTGTCCCGCATCGCGCCCATCCAGCTCAAGAAGAACCCCGCCGGGCGCGCGCCCCGGCTGCCGCGCGACGAGCTCTGGCTGCTGGGCCAGCGCCTGCACAAGCGGATGATCGACAATTGGGCGGAGTTCCAGGAGCGGCTCGAGGCCTGGCGCGAGGCGGTGGTGGCGGCCGGCCTCGATAACCGCGGCGCCGACCTCTACGGCACCCTGCTCGCGGCGGCCGATGTCGCGCTGCACGACGCGCCGCCGGACAGCGACACCTTGGCCGAGATCGCCGGGCAAGTGGCGGAAGCCACCCGCGCCGACCGCGCGGAGGAGGAGCCGGAGTGGAGCCGCTGCCTCGGCCATCTCTGCACCATGCAGGCGCCGCAATGGCGTGGCGGCAGGCTGACGGATATCGGCGGGCTGATCGCGCAGGCCGCCGGGCGCATGGTCATGCGCGACGAGGAAGGCCAACTGCGCCGACCGACCGCGCAGGAAATGGCCGACGCCGCCGCCGGCCTGGCCGCGCTGGGGTTGCGCGTGGTGCCCATGCGGGACCAGCAGGGCCGGCCCATCCGCGACCCGGATACGGGCGACGTGGTGGGGCATCTCGCCATCGCCAACGCCCATGCGACGCTCGCCAGCCTGTTCCAGCGCACGCCCTGGGCGGCGCGGGCCGGCACCGCCGGCGCCTGGCGCACCGCGCTGGAAGAAGCGCCCGACGCCATGCCGCACCGGGAGATGCGCTTCGGCGCCAAGACGTCGCGCTGCCTGCTCGTGCCGCTCCACGTCGTGCTGGGCCAAGCGGAAGAGGAGACGGGGACGTGACCCCCACCTGGCAGCCGCCCGGCCCCGTGGCGCAGGCCTTCGCGGAATCGCAGGACCCGATCAGCGTCATCATGGGGCCGGTGGGCGGCGGCAAGACCACGGCGGCGCTGTGGCGCGGCATCTATGCCGCCTATGCCTGGCCGGAGACCGCACCCGGCCTGCGCCAGGTGAAGTTCGGCGTGGTGCGCCGCCTCTACAAGGACCTCGAAAAAACCACCATCCCGAGCTGGACGCGCTGGTTTCCGCGCACCATGGGCGTCTGGCGCGGCGCCGCCGGCGATCCGGCCACGCATGACCTGGTGCTGGCCCATCCAGCCGGCGGCCGCATCGAGCTGCGGGTCGAGTTCATGGCGCTCGGCGAGCTGCGCGTGGAGGAGGCGCTGCGCGGCTACGAGCCCAGCTTCATCTTCGTGGACGAGGTGGACACCGCGCCAGAAGACATCCTCGAGTTCTCCTATCAGCGCGCGGGCCGCTACCCCTCCGCCACGCTGGCGCGCAACCCCAAGATGGTGTGGGGCGCGTGCAATGCGCCCGAGGAGGGCAACTGGATCGTCCGAGACTTCATTGACGAGCCGCGCCCCAACTGGACGCTCTACGTGCAGCCCTCCGGCCTGTCCGACCGGGCGGAGAACCTCGCGGTCCTCGGCCCGCACTACTACCGCCAGATGGCCGAGACGATGCGGCCCTTCCAGCGCAAGCGCTTCATCGAGAACATCCCGGGCCTGAGCCAGGCCGCCGAGGCCGTCTATGCCGACGACTTCGACCCCGACCGCATGGTCGCACCGGAGCCGCTGGCGCCCATCCCCGGCCGCCCGCTGATCGTCGGCATGGACGCCGGCGGCACGCCCGCCGCCGTCATCATGCAGCATGCGGCCAACGGCCAGCGCCGCATCCTCGCCGAACTGTCCACCCACGCCAAGGAACACGGCAGCATCACCGGCCCCACCCGCTTCGGCGAGGTGCTGGCCGAGCTGCTGGCCAGCGAGCGATTCCGCGGCCACCGCGCGCGCGGCATCGCCGATCCCTCCGCGGCTTACGGCGCCGACAGGGCCAGGGGCGAGGCGAGCTGGATCGAGACCGTCGCGCGCGTCGCCGCCATCCCGGTGACCGCCGCGCCCACCAATGATCCCACGGTGCGGCAGGAGGCGCTGCGCTGGCCCATGCTGCGGCTGATCGATGCGCGCACACCGGCCTTTCTCGTCTGCCCCACCTGCCGCCTGATCAAGCGCGCGCTGACCAGCGACTACCGCTTCGTCGTCACCGCCGGGCGGCGCACCGCCCATGTCCTGAAGAACTGGGCGTCCCACCTGGTGGAGGCGGCGCAATACGCCGCGCTCGACGGCGGCGCCTATCACGAGGTGATCGCGCGGCAGACCGCGCGCACCGCCGGCTTCCGGCCGGCGATCGCTGAGACCCGGTTCAACCCCTTCGCACCCGGAGCCTTCCGACCATGAGCGACACCCTGGGCGAATCCGCGCAGATCCGACCGCCGCTGGACGACGACCGCATCCCCGTCACGGTGCGGCTCAAGCCGCTGTTCCATGACTACCTGACGCAGCGCGCCAAAGCGCATGACCAGGAGCCCGAGGCGCACCTCGAAGCCATCCTCCGCAGCTTCTGGCGCGATGATCGCTGGCGCCAGCAGAGCACGGCCCCCGTCGGTCCCGGCGAGCCCGCCGGCACGTCGCGGCGGTGACCATGGCCGGCATCATCCCGGTGGACGCGCTCGCCCATCGCCATGACTGCTGGATCGTCGCCTTCTTCCCGGCGCGCGGCCTGCGGCGGCCGGGGTGGTGGTCCGCGCTGCTGCATCCCGCCTACCGGCACGTCGTGGCGTTCCGCGGCGCGACAACCGGCAGCGTCATCGTCAACCAGGAGGGCGTGACGCTCCAGGCCGACTTCGCCCCCTATCCGCCGGACTTCATCGCGCGGCGCCTGGCCGAGGAAGCCGGCGCCGTCATGCTGGCGGTGTGGGACGAGCGCCAGCGCGCCGAGCCGCGCGGCGCGCTGCGCGGCCCCATGACCTGCGTGGAGACGGTCAAGGCGCTGCTCGGCATCCGCAAGCCCTTCCTGCTCACCCCGCGCCAACTGGCGCGGCACCTCGCCCGCGCGGGAGCCCCCCGCGTTCTGATCACAGCCCCGGAGCCCGTGTCATGAGCGGAGTCGCAAGCGCCATCGGCAATCTTTTCTCGCCGCCCAAGCCCGACAACAGCGCCATCCTGATGCAGCAGCGCGCGCTCGAGGAACAGCGCGCCGCCCTGGCGCAGCAGCAGGAACAGAACGCCAGGCGCGAGGCGGATATGCGCCAGCGGGAGGAGGCGCGCCGCCGCGCCCGCGCCGCCACGGGGCGCAACCTGCTGGTCTTCGCCGACGAGACCGGCGTGCCCGGCACGCAGAGCAAGCTGGGCGGCTGACATGGCCCAGGCAACCGTCGAAAGCCTGCTCGAGCGGGCCAAGCGCGCGCGCGCCAAGCGCGACCAGCACGCCGCCCTGATGCGCGAGGTCAACCGCTACGCCATGCCCGAGCGCGACGCCTGGAACAGCTACGCGCCCGGCCAGGACCGCGTCGCGCCCGTGGTCTATGATTCGACCGCCGTGGTGGCCACGCCGCGCTTCGCGAACCGCCTGCAGCAGGCCATGTTCCCGCCGCAGGCGCGATGGGCCACGGCCGCGCTGCCGCCCGACAAGGCGCAGCAGCCGGGCGCCGACGCGGTCAAGGTGGAACTCGAGCGGCTGACCGAGCGCATCTTCGCGCGCATCCACGAGTCCAATTTCGATCTCGCCGCCAACGAACTGTGCCACGAGATCGCCGCCGGCACGGGCTGCCTGCTGATCGAGAACGGGCGCCAGATGATGCGGCGCGCGCGCGGGCCGCTGCTGCGCTTCTCCTGCCATCCCTCGGCCCATGTCGGCATCGAGGAAGGCCCCTGGGGCGTGGTCGAGGCCGTCTTCCTGGACCAGAAGCCCGCCGGGCGCCTGATCAGCCGCCTCTACCCCGACGCCAAGGCGCTGCCCAAGCCGATCGCGGACGCCATCGCCAAGGACCCCGAGACGGAAATCGAGCTGACGCAATGCACCTACTACGACGACGAAGAGGACATCTACCACTTCGACGTCATCGTGCCGGCCGAAAAGGCGCGCATCGTCAGCCGCACCTATCGCACCATGCCCTGGATCGTCGTGCGCTGGACCAAGAGCCCCGGCGAGGTCTATGGCCGCGGGCCGCTCGCCCAGGCGCTGCCCGACATCCGCACGCTCAACAAGCTGGTGGAACTGTTCCTCGTCTCCGCCAGTATCGAGGTGGCGGGCATCTGGACGGCGGCGGATGACGGCGTGCTCAACCCGTCCACGGTGCGGCTGGTGCCGGGCAGCATCATCCCGGTGCGCAGCAATGGCGGCGTCGGCGGCCGCAGCCTGGACCGGCTGACCTCGGGCAGCAATTTCCAACTGTCGGAGATCCTGCGCGATCAGCTCCGCACGGCCATCCGCCAGGTGATGTTCGACGATCCCCTGCCGCCCGAGGTGGTGGCCGGCGTGACCGCCACCGAGATCATCGAGCGGGTGCGCAAGTTCCAGCAGGACACCGGCGCCTTCGGTCGCCTGCAGGCCGATGCGGTCGCGCCCATCTTCACCCGCTGCCTGGACATCCTGGACGAAGCCGGCGAGTTCGCCGAGGACGGGTTCGGCGACCTCATGAAGCTGATCAGCGACGATGCCATCCGCATCCGCGCCACCAGCCCGCTGGCCCGCGCGCAGGACATGGGCGAGGCGCAAGCGGTCATGTCCTTCCTCGCCGGCGCGATGAGCCTGGGCGAGATGGGCCAGCGCCTGGTGCAATCCGGCGTCGCGCTCGATCGCGCGGGGCGCTTCGTCGCGGACCGCATGGGCGTGCCGCAATCGCTGATCCCGACCCAGGCCGAATTGCAGCAGCAGGACAGCCAGGCGCAGCAGGCGCAGCAGCTGCAGCAGTTGCTGGCCTCCCCCGCCGTGGCCCAGGTGCTTGGCCAGGTCGCCAAGGGCGTCATGCAACCGCCGCCGCAGGAGAACGCCACGCCATGAACGACTTCAACCCCTTCGCGCCGCGCGCCGGCGTGCCGATCGGTGAGGAGCACGAATCCGTCGCGGCCATCCGCGCGCGCGAGACGCGCGCCGCCTTCGCCACCGATCAGGCGCGCGCCTGGCTGCTCAACCGCTACCGGGAGGAGATGGCCAAGCCCTCCTTCATCCCGGGCATGACCTTCGACCAGGCGGCCTATCAGGAGGGCGCCAAGAAGGTCTGGCGCGACCTGGTGGCCGCCGTCTTCCCCCAATCCCCGCCGGAGACCTGACGCATGCTGCTGCGATCCATCGTCCCCTGCCGCGCGCCCGACGGCGCGCCCCAGGGCGCAACCGAGCCCGCCGCCGCCAGCGGCGCCGACAAGCCCGCCGCCACGCCGCCCGCCGGCGTGCCGGGGCTGCTGGACGAGCTCGGCGAGGACGCCGCCGCCGCCGGCGCCGACACGCAGCCCGGCGAGGACGGCAAGCCCCGCCGCCCCGAGCACATCCCCGAGCAGTTCTGGGATGCGGAGAAGGGCGCGTTGCGCACCGACGACCTGGTCAAGAGCTGGCGAGACCTCCGCGCCCAGATCAGCCGCGGCCAGCACAAGCCGCCCGCCAAGCCCGAGGGCTACACCGTGCCCGTGGTGGAAGGCCTGCCCGAGGGGCTGATCGGCGGCCCCAATGACACGCTGTGGCCGGAGGTGCGCAGCGCCGCCCATGCCGCCGGCGTCAGCCAGAAGCAGTTGGAGGCGATCGCCGCGCCGCTGCTGCGGCAGGTCGTCGCCTCCCTGCCCGAGCCGGTGGACCCCGAGGCGCGGCGCGCCATGGCGGAGGCGGAATTCGCCAAGCTCGGCCCGCATGGCCGCCAGGTGGCGCGGGACACGCTGACCTGGCTCAACGGCATGGTGGCGCGCGGCGAGTTCACCGAGGCCGAGCGCGACGCGCTGAAGGCGATCGGCACCGCCGAGGGAATCCGCGCGCTCGGCAAGCTGCGTGCGCGGCTGGGCGAGAAGCCCATCCCGACCGAGGCGCTCGGCGACGGGGAAATGAGCCTGGAGGACGCCAACCGCCTGATGCAGGAGGGGTTCCGCACCGGCGACGACGCCAAGGTGGCGCGCGCGCGGCGCGAGCTGGAGCGGCTGGAAAAGCGCGGGCTGCTCGCGGCGCGCTAGCCGCGCGCGGCTCACGAGAAATGACTTGCATTGCCGATTCAGCGCGCTAGCCATGAGCTGTCGCAGAGAAGCGGCCTTGGACTTTCTCCTCCGCTACCTCGCCGGGGCGGGCAACCGCTCCGGCGCCTTTCTCCGACTGACCGCCCGGAAAGACGGGCCGCAAGGCTGGCGCGCGTCAGCGCCGGAAGCGGACGACCCTCCGGGCGGGCCTATCGGCGCCTCGCCGACCCCTGACACCGGTGGCCTATCGGATCGCGGGCACGTCAACCCGTCATTCGGAGGTGCACCGGGCCCATGAGCACCGGTCTTCCCGTTCTCTTCCAGACCATGTTCGACAACATGGTCAAGGCCGCCTACCAGACCGGCGGCGGCCTGCGCAACGCCGTGCGCTTCAAGGACGTCAAGGGCGCCAGCACGGCGCGCTTCTATCGCGTCAATCGCGGCATCGCCTCGCCCCGCCTGCCCCAGACGCGCGTGCAGCCGATGAACACCACCTATGTGCCCATCGATGTCACGCTCACCGACTGGAACGCGCCGGAATACACGGACGTCTTCGACCAGGCGGCCACCACCATCGATGAGCAGCGCGTCGTCGCCAACAACATTGCCATGGCCATCGGCCGGCGCACCGACCAGATGATCATCGACGCGGTCGTCTCCGTCGGCGCCGCCAGCATCGTCCATGGCAGCGTGGGCCTCACCGATGCCAAGATCCGCCAGATCGTCCGCTTCTTCGACGATCGCGGCGTGCCCACGGGCAAGCGCCATGCGGCGATCAGCGCCTGGGGCAAGCAGGACATCGCCGGCGAGACGCGCTTCAGCTCCAACGACTTCGTCGAGCGCGGCGTGGTCAGCACGGGCCGCATCCCCGACCTCTACGGGATCAAGTGGCACGTCATCGAGACGCGCGCCGAAGGCGGCCTGCCCAAGAGCGGCACAACCCGCACCAACTTCGCGTGGGACGAGGACGCGGTGGGCCTCGCCGTCGCCCTCGATGGGCCGGTGCGGGTGGATTGGGTCGCCGAGATGACGAGCTGGCTGGCCAACCAGTACCTCAAGGCCGGCGCCGCCGTCATCGACCCCGACGGCATCCTCGAGTTCGAGACGACGGAGAGCTGACATGCCGCTCAACCTGCGCAATCTCGATCGGCTCGGCGGCAACAAGCCGGCGCCGCAGGGCTCCGGCGAGGCCACCAGCGGCGTCGGCAACGGTGCCTTCACCGTGTGGCTGTACCGCACCGAGGACAGCGCCGCGACCGTGGATACCACCGGCTACTTCAACGGCGCGGCCGACCTGCTGCGCCTCGGCGACATCATCCTCCGGGTGACGATCAACGCCTCGGGCGTGCCGCAGACCGCGGGCTTCCACGTCGTCCGCCAGAACAGCGGCGGCGTGGTGGACGTCACGGACGCGCTCGCCCTGACCATGACCAACACCGACTGAGCATGCGGCGACGGCGGCGGGCCTGCGGGCCCGCCGCTGCACCGGAGCGGAGACCGGCATGGGCAAGCCCACCACCACCAGCGACGACATCGGCATCGGCCGCGTCGAGGGCAGCTTCACCGCCAGCGGCCAGAGCCCGGCCTTGCGCGGGCGCGGTACCATCAACATCACGCTCAGCGGCACCTTTGGCGCCACGGTTGCCGTCCAGCGCAGTTTCGATGGCGGCGCCACCTGGCATCCCGTTTTCACGGCGGATGGCCTGATCGCCCGCAGCTTCACCGCGCCGGTCTCCACCTGGACATGGGAAGGCGAGGAGGGCGTGCTGTACCGCCTCAACTGCACCTGGACATCCGGCCAGGTGGATTATCGCCTGAGTTGCTGACAGTGCCGCCGCTCGCGGTCCCGGCGCTGGCAGCCGCGCAGGGGGCGCCGGGGCGCCCGCTGGTCGTGCCCGGCGTGTTGCTCTCGCCGTTGACGCTGTCCCGCGCGCAGGTGTCCGGCGTCAGATCGACCGGGCTGGACGCTGACGACCTGACCTGGGCGGAATACGCGGCCGATGTGCCGCGCTTTGTGGGCTCCGCGCGGCGGCTGCTCGTCGAGGGCCAGCGGAGCAACGGAATCCGCAACCCGCGTGCGGAAGGCGCGGCTCCAAGCACGCTGCCGACGTTCTGGACGATGAGTAACACGACCAACGGCATCACCGGCACAGTGGTTGGCCAAGCCTCTTACGCGGGTTTGACGGGAGTCGAGATCGAATACAGCGGCACCGCTACCGCCAGCGCGGCGCTGTTCTGCAACTTCGAGACCACCACCGGCGTCGTCGCCGCGCCCGGCCAGGTCTGGACCGCGAGCGTCTTCCAGCGCGTCTCCTCCGGCACGCCGCCCAACGGCACCAATCCGCAGATCCGCATTATCGAGCGCGATTCCAGCGGCAACGCCCTTGTCAACCACAATACGACCGCGCCCGCCCCGAGCGCCGCATTGCAGCGCGTCAGCGGGACCAGCGGCGTCTTCGGTGCCTCCGCCGCGCGCGTGAACTTCGGGCTCAGCGTGGCTTTCCTGAACGGCACGACGGCGAATTGCCGGGTGCAGTTTCTCTGGCCGCAGCTCGAAGAAGCGACCTTCGCCTCCTCCCCAATCCTGCCGCCGGTGGGCACGCCTGGCGCCAGCACCCGGGGCGCGGACCTGATCACGGCCGCGCTGTCCGATCTCGGCATTCCGGCGTCCGGCGCCTGCACCGTGCTGTGGTCCGGCATGCTGCCCCAGGCGCCGCCCACCGGGCTTGATCAGACGTTGCTGACGCTGTCGGATGGCACGGATTCGAACCGCATCCGGCTGCGCAATACCTCTGGCGGCAACTCCATCGTCGGGGGGCGGGTGACGGGCGGCAGCGCCGCCGATGCGGCTGCCGCGGGCACCATGACGCCCGGCACATCGTTCCGCGCGGGGCTGACGCATGACGGCGCCGGGCGCGCGGCCTTCAGCGTCAACGGTGGCGCCGCGCAGGCGGTCACGGGCGCACCGACCGCCTTCACAAGCCTGCATCTGGGCAACAATGTCTCGGGGACCGCGCCGATGTTCGGTCAGACCGCGTATCTGCGCGTCATTCCCGCTGCGGTGCCCGACGCAACCTTGGCGGCGCTGGTGGCCGCCATGCCCACATGACCGGCTACACCAGGCACGCCTGGACCGGCCCGCCCAGGGAGATCGCCGACTTCAAGGCGGCGCTGGAGGCGCGGCTGATGCAGGCCGGCGTCGGCTTCTGGATCATCCCGGGATTCGGGGAGCCGCCGGCCCCCGCGCCCGAAAATCCGCTGGAGAGCGCCTTCGTCGCCGCGCTGCCCGATCATTGGGCCATGCCTGCCAAGCCGGCCGCCGTGGCCAAAGACAGCGCCGTGATGGCCGCCGAGCGCGAGGGGATGCTGCCGGCGCGCCTGATCGCCGACGCGCGATCCAAGATCGAGGCCATCGAAGCCGAGACGCGCGCATGACCTGGCCGCCCACCACCGATGACCTTCGCACGCTGAAGGAAATGGCCATCGCCATCTTCGCCGCGGCACTCGGCGGCTATGTGCGCGCGCGGCGGAACCCGGCGCCGCTGACGCGCGATCGCGTCACCGTGGTCGCGGCGGAATCCGTGCTCTGCGGCTTCCTCGCATTCGGGGTCAGTTCGTGGCTCAAGCTGGGCGACAGCAGCACCAGCTACGCGATCGCCGGCGCGCTCGGCCTGATCGGCACCGCCTTCATCTCCGACCTAATCGTCAAGATCGTCGAGCGCAAGGCGGATGCCGCCGCGCCGCCATCTCACCCGCCTGCCCGCCCGGACCCGCCCGATGCCCGCTGATCTCGCCCTGTGCAACGAGGCGCTGCACCGCATCGGCGAGGCGCCGCTGCAATCCCTCGACGATGGCAGCGACATCGCCGCCTCCTGCCTGGCCCTTTACGACACCACCATCAACGCGCTCCTCGCCTCGCATCCCTGGCGGCGCACCATGCACAAGGTGCAGCTCTCCCGCCTCACCGACGCGCCGCTGACCGAATGGACCTACCAGCACGCCCTGCCGGCCGACCTGATCGCGCTCCGCCAGGTCGTCACCTCCGCCGCCATCGGCGCGCCGCCGCTGCTGGAATACGAGATGTTCGAGGGGCGCATCCTGTCCCATGCGCCCGACCTCTGGTGCGATTACCAGCGCCAGACGCCGCCCGCCACCTGGCCGCCCGGCCTGCGCCGGGCCGCCCGCCTGACGCTCGCCGCCGACCTCGCCATGGCCGTCACGGGCAGCGTCAACCTCGCCGATGCGCTGCGGCGCGAGGCCGAGGCCGCCGCCGCCGAGGCGCGCCGACTGGACAGCCAGCAGCAGCCGCCCCAGGCCATCACGGATTTTCCGCTGCTGGCCGCGCGCTTCGGCGGGCGCGCCTGACATGCGCGCCATCACCGCCCAGCAGACCAGCTTCACCAGCGGCGAGCTGGACCCGCGCCTCAAATCCCGCATTGACGTCTCGCGCTACTACAACGGCGCGGCGCTGCTCCAGAACGTGCTGGTGGAGCCGCAGGGCGGCGTCAAGCGCCGCGCCGGCCTGCGCCACCTGGCCGAGCTGCCGGGCGACGCCGTCCGTCTCACGCCCTTCGCCTTCAATGTGGAGCAGACCTATTGCCTGGCCTTCGTGGCCGGTGAGTTTCACGTCTTCAGCGGCGCGGGCACCTATCTGGTGGGCTATTCCGGCCAGCCCTGGACCGCCACGCAGGCCACGCAGCTCAATTTCGCCCAATCCGCTGACACCCTGCTGCTGTTCCATCCGGACATCCAGCCCCGCCGCATCCGCCGGGCCGGCAGCGACACCAACTGGACCATCGACCTGGCGCCCCTCCAGGACCTGCCCACCTATGACTACGGCGCCGTCACCGTCACCGGCACGGTCACCATCAGCGGCACCACAGGCACCATCACCATCACCGGCAGCGCGCCCATCTTCGCCAATGCCGGGCTCGGCTGGGAGCTGAAATGCCTGGACGGCATCGCCCGCATCGCCACCATCACCAACAACACCACCGCCACCGCCGGGGTCATCAAGGCTTTCAGCACCGCCGGCACGACACCCTTCTGGACGCTGGAAGAGCCGGTCATCTCGGCCACCCGAGGCTGGCCGGAATGCGGGACCTTCCACGACGGGCGCCTATGGCTCGGCGGGCTGCGCTCCCGCCCATCCACCCTGCTCGCCTCGCGCGTCGGCAACTTCTTCAATTTCCTCGGCGTGGACGGCCTGGACGACGAAGGGTTGATGGTGACCATCGACAGCGACGAGGTGAACGCCATCCACGCGCTGCGCTCCGGCCGCAACCTGCAGATCTTCACGGCGGGCAGCGAATACGCCATCACGGTCACGCCGCCCATCACGCCGACCAATATCAGCCTGCAGGAACAGGGGCGGCGCGGCATCAAGCGCTGGTGCCCCACCGCCGAAGTCGATGGCGCCACCATCTTCGTCCAGCGCGGCGGCGCGGCGCTGCGACAGGCCATCTACAGCGACGTGGAACAGGCCTACCGCGCCGACATCGTGTCCCTGCTCGCGCCGCATCTCACCAAGAACCCAATCCAGATCGCCGCCCGCAAGGGCGCCAGGTCCGACGATGCGGACCTGGTTTTCCTGGTGAACGAGGACGGCACCGTCAGCATCCTCACCACGCTGCGCGCCCAGGAGGTAACCGCCTTCAGCCGGCTGGAAACCGCGGGCCTCGTGCTTTCCGTCGCCGCGCTGGCCGATGGGCAGGTGTTCTTCGCCGTGCTGCGTCAAGGCACCATTCGCGTCGAGCGGTGGGAGCCCGAGCACCGCCTGGACGCCAGCCGGCGCATCATCGCCAACAGCCCCACAACCACCGTCTCCAACCTGGGCCACCTCGAGGGGCAAACCGTCGCCCTCTACGGCGACCGCGCCGACTTGGGCCAGGCCGTGGTCACCGGCGGCGCGGTCACGCTGCCCGTCGCCGCCACCACCATCGAGGTGGGCCTGCCCGTGGAGGTGCGCGTGCTGACGCTGCCCTTCGAGGCGCGCAGCCCGACCGGCCCGCTGATCGGCAAGAAGGCGCGCATCCACGGCATCACCGCGCGGGTGCAGGATACCGGCCCCTTCCTGCTGGACGGCAAACCCGCGCAGCATCGCGGGCTGGACGAGGCGGCAAACCTGGACGACGGCCCGCCGCGGGTGACCGCGGACATCAAGCAACGCGGGCGCCTCGGCTGGCAGGAGCGCATCGAGATCGAAGTCTCGCAGCCCTTCCCGGGTGACCTGCATCTCCTCGCGCTTGCCTATGACGCCGTGGTGCAGACCTGATGGCCGGCATCGTCCCTGTCCTCACCGCCATATCCGCCGTCGGCACCGCCGCCATGACGGCCGCCAGCGCCCAGCAGCAGGCCGGCGCGCAGCGCATCCAGGCCGGCCAGGCCAGGCTGGCCGCCGCCGCCGCCGAGATCGCCGCTGCCGGGGAGGAGGTGCGCGGCCAGTCCGCCGCCCTGGACCTGCGCCAGCAGCTCCTGCGCACCCTGGCCGCGCAGAACGCCCGCTGGGCCTCGGCTGGCGTCGCGCTCCAATCCGGCACGCCGCAGCAGCTCGCCGACGCCACCGCCGCCGAGGCCGAGCGGCAACTCGGCATCATCGAGACGCAGACCCGCATCAACGCCGCCGCCAAGCGGATCGGAGGCGCGGGCGCCATCATCAATGCGGGCCTGCTGGAAGACCAGGCCGCCAGCACCAGCACCGCCGGATGGCTCGGCGGCGCCGTGCGCCTGGCCCAGGGCGGCATCAACCTCTTCGACCGGCTCGAAGGCACGCCCACCCGCCCGGCCGCGCGCCAGCCCGAGCGGCTGACCGGTCGCAACCCGGGTCCCATCTGATGGCGCGCGCGCCGCAGCAGGGGCGCATCCCCACGCTGGACACTCGCGTCATCCCCGGCGGCGTGCCGGAAACGGTGCGGGAGATCAACGCCGGCGGCGCCGGCGCCCCGCTGGCGGCGCTTGCGGACCGCATCGCATCGCTGGGCCAGGACCTCAACCGCCGCGCCGATTTCGACGTGGAAGACGCCGCCTGGGAGGCCGGCACCGTCGCCGGCGAGGCCGAGCCAGGCATCCGGATGGAGGGTGGCGGGCGTGTCTTCCGCACTGCCTACAACCGCGCCGCCGCCGATGCGGGAGCGCGCCGCCTCGAGATCATGGCGCGGCAGGAAATCGACCGGCTCGCCCAGCAGCACCGGCGCGACCCCGACGCCTTCACCGCCGCCGCCGCCGCCTGGCGGGACGGCATGGCCGCCAACTTGCCGTCTACCCTTGCCGCGCGATTCCGCGCCATCTTCGACCTGGTGGCGCTGCCCGAGTTCCAGCGCGTGCGCCAGGCGCAGCAGCGCGCCGTCGCTGACCAGGCCGTCGCCACCTTCTTCGAGGCGCTGCCCGCCCGGCTCGGCTCCATCGAGCTGGCGGCGCGCCAGGCCCTGACCGATCCAGCCTCCGCCCGCAGCTACCGCGCGCAGGAGGATCAGACCATCGCCGAGCTGATCGCGCTGGGGCCGCGCGAGGCGTTCCAGCTCAACGGCCGGCACTATCCGGCCGATCCCTCCCGCGCCGCGGCGCTGAGCCTGGCGCAGATCGTCGAGCGTGCCGAGTTCATCCGGCAGCAGGGCCGCGAGGCGGTTGTGATCGGCGCCTGGCGCGCCGCCGGCGGCGGGCAGGAGTGGATCGACAATTTCGAGCGTCGCGGGCGCGCCCTGTCGCCCGATGCCGATTGGCTGGCCCGCAACGCCGCCGTCGGCCAGCCGCTCGCCACCCCCGAACGCC